GCTCTCCACTGGGGCCCCTTTTGGGGGCCCCCCAACTCACCGGCTAACTATACCGGTGAGCTCCACCTCAGTTTTAGGCGAACGACTGAGGGGCGTCCAGCACGCTCCAAATGCTCAGGATCCTCGAACGGGTCGGAACCCGTCCTGCTCAGCACTTTGAGTAGGGCGTCGTAGCCGTCGATTTTACTCGACGGAGTGACATCCTCCACCACGTACCCGCGTTTCATGGGTACCTGGTAGTCCTTGTGCATTCCATCAATGTCAACCATCGATGGGTGCACGTGGTAACCCAGGATTGGGCTATCCGGTGTAACAGCCGGATAGATGGGCAGAATCTTTCGAATCTGCCGGTCTAACCATTCCACGGTTCCGTCATATCCCAGCTCATTGAGCTGATTTCTTAAGGAGACCATAGACACCAATTCCGAAGCGTCTTGCAGTGACGTGGGGAACATCCTACGAACTCGGGCAACCGTAACCGGCATACCCGCATAGTAGTCCCCTCCACAACTCTCTCTGAACTGACCAGTCCAAAAAGACTTGTTCTTGTTCACGATGAGACCGAAGTCCTCGAGAACGCGAATCACTGAAGAAACATAGCCTACAGGGACAATAATGTCATCCCCATAGACACGCACTTTCCCGCGCATCGATGTGATGTCAGCGCGGGTTAGCGGCCTGTTGAGAGCCTTCTCTATGCCCAGAAAGACCAGGGTGCAGAACACCATAGCCTCAATGGGGAAAGTCAGCCCTGATCCCATAGACGCGAACTTGGCCAGGCGGATTACGCCATGGTCAGGCACATTAGCTGCTCGCGACCTGCATGCCTGCACGGCCTCTCCCAAAGAGGGGAAGCGCTCAAACATGCGGATTACAAGCTGATTCGAGACACGATCGCTGGCTTCCTTCAAGTCGAGGGTTGCCAGTTGACCAGTTGCCGACCCTTCGCGCGCAAGCGCTCGGTTAGGCTCCTGAGAGTCGAAGCAGATAAACGAACTTGCGTTCGCATCCTGCCGAAACTCTTCCTTCATCATGCTGAGTATCGCCTGCTGAATATACATCATACAAGCGGGTTCCTTTGCAATGATACGAGGTGTCTTTTGCGTTTTAGGCACGTCAATGACCTCAACGGGTCGTTCACGGCCGGGATCACGGAAGTCAACACGGTCAAGAGTGAGATAAGCCGAGCGCGAAGCGCGGGCATACTCGAGATAGTGAATACCAGCCGCCTCAAGGCGGTCGGTCCACTCGCTCAAAGTCCACTTCTTGTTACCTTTAAGGCCGTCAGCGACGGCCCCGGGTCCGTGTTTGGGTGCTAGCTCGCCGTCGTAGATTCGACGATCGAGACGGGAATTGAGATCGCTCCAGAGGAGACGAACAATGTTCCCAAAATCAGCGTAATGGCCAAGGCCACGACGCTTATCACCCAACTTGACATCCCGTTCACACTCGACGTACCCCTGGTACGCGGTCTGGATTCGTTCATTAGAACACTCCAATTCGATTTTCGCGAACGCCATTGTTACTTGGCGCACAGCTTGGATCGCCGTCACACTAGGGTTGTCGAGCAACAAACCACTACCAGAGTCAAAGATCTGGCCCAACAGCCCACCCAGGAACCTGGGGAGCTGACCTCGCTTGTCGAAACCGGCAAACGAGGCGGGACCAACCCGTCCCTCTGCTAAGGCCTTTTGGAGGTCCGAAGCGAAGGATGGAAGGGTTATCGTGAGAAACGATTGACCCTCGATCTCGACTCGATCCGTGACTGTTTTAAAGTCACGGAGGGTGCTTACGTTGCCTAGCCTGCCCGCATCCGCGAGCAGGTGCTTCTGTAGAAGCAACATCTGGCTATCCATGTTTCCCTTTCAAGGTTACATGACCGGTCGGTCCCTTACGGGTACCGACCTCCATAGCTCAGAACACTAGTGCGATCCGCGACGAGAGTAGTTAGTTCTCGCCGCCCAGGATCTTGGTCAGAAGGGCACCAGAGCTCGCCGTGAGCGCCGTAACAAGCGCTGTGACGAGATCCTTCTGCTCCGCCAGGGTAAGTCCCAGGTTAGGGACGTCGACGTTGACAAACGCCGACATACCGACGGGGCGGGAGATACCGCTTGCATATGGATCAGCCACGACCTTGGTGAGGTCGAGACGCACCGAACGGCGCGTCCGAGTCTTTCCCTTGGAATGGTTGATCTTCAGCACGACCGTGCCGTCGTCTTTCGAGTAGACGGCGCTTCCTCCGTTCTGTTCAGTTCGGGGAAGGGACGTTGCGGTACCACCGATGGTGACCGACTGAGGATCGCTAAGTGCCATGAGCATTACTCCTTACAGTTGACTAGCTAACATCTGTCAGCTTGGTGTGATAGAATACCTCCCTTAGGGGTTAGTTTCTTATGGACGCGGTGCCCGGCTCATGCCGAGTGCCGCGAGGATGGCCCATTGATCAGCCGTAAAGGCGTCAGGGTCGAGGCCAAACCCAAACGGGCTTGCATGGCTCCGAATCTTTCGAACGGAGTGGCGTGAAGACGCCAACACACCGGAAACCTGCGTTCTGGCGAGGAAAGTGGGTCCCGATCTCGCAAAGAGACCCGGGGCAGTCCACTCCTCCTCATCAGTGACGTTGGTCATGATGTATCCATAGTGCAAGACTTGACGATCGAATGTAAGTGCTGAAAAGTTACCCAGCACATCGCCGTAATTGACGAACCAGTCGATCAGCCAAGACCAAGGCTGCAGGTTCCAGATTACCTCTGGATCGAGACGCGTCCCTAGAAGAAGGTTCGCGTGTTCCTCGAATTGCCGCAGATCCGCAAGAGACTCAGAAACGTCCGCATTGAAATAGCGAAACGCGCCTGAGAACCAGGACTCTTCTGTCCTAGTCTTGCGATAGGTGCCCTGGTTGTTGGAACCATTGAAAGTACTGATGTTCGCGGTGGCCCCCCCTAGGGGGGTGCCTCCTTGGACCCAGTACTGGCTGTCTGTATTGATAGCCTTCGACGAAAATTCCGTCGAAATCTTTGGTTCAAAGGTGTAACGCCTTCGGATTTCGCGACCTAAGTCGCGCTCATATTGCTCAATCTTCGACCTTGCGGTCAAGACTAACCCCGCCAGACCTTGCAGGTCTGAAAGGAGAGGCTTCCATCCAAATTGGAAGTTGAGGTATTCGCGTCCACCATTACGGAAGACGTCGAACACGGTCCTAGACCGTGACATGAGCGAGCCGATCAGGGTGGGTAAACCACCAAAACGAAGCTCACCGAGTGCTACAGACAAGTCGACCTCTGGCTTGTTTGGACGGACACGAGCAATTGCCGTGCCACCAAGACCAAAGTCAATCTGCATCCGATTGCCCCAGTCGTCGTTAGACCACGGAGCAAGCGGACCAAGGGCGGCCTGGAGAAATACCGGGCCGTCGTGAGAGACACCATACTCTTGGTTAAGAGTAGCGGCGTACGCCGTATGTGCGAACCCATGACGGGACGCAGAGCGACGTATAGTCTCTGAGCGAAAGGACCAACCAAGGTCCAATAGCTTGAGACCATCTACAGATTTTGCGTAGATGCCTCCCTTGCGCAGCTGATGCTGAACAAAGGGGAAGAGGTTCCTTCTGTCGAAGGTCCTCTTGTACTCATACACAACGCTTGTGTTTTCCTTTGTGTGGCTCGCTGGACGCGTGCCATACCAACGTTCACCAGAGATCCGCACGTCCTTTTGGGACGTACGGGTACGTGGGATCAGAAGACCTTCTTCGTCCACGTGACACCTCCTTAGTTCCCGAAACTACAGAACGCTGACCCGGCCTAGGCCGGTAACGCGCGGGCAACATTAGCTACCCGTGGGCCCCGAAAGGGGC